ATTAATTGAACCAACAACAGATCTCATCGAGGATTCCGGTAGTGTTCTCTGGAGTTTCATTAAAGGTGAGCAATTAGAGTTTCCTGCAGTATTAAGCTTTCTGCAAAGTGCTGATTCTACTTATGAATATGAAGCCGTAGTGCTGGAAGCTTTGAATGTAATTGAACAAACAGAAAAACCGACAGTCCTTAGACCGTCAGGTGTAAATGTTAACATTGGTGTACGTACTTTAACTAACCGTGGTACATGGGATCCGCCTCAGGCTTATAATAGAGAAGAATTAGTCTCTTACAACGGTCTCTACTACAGGCTTTCAGCTGGAGTTGGCCGCATTAATAACACACCTCCTGATGTTGATCCTCTGTGGGTTGTTGCTACGAATAATACAATATATCTCCAATTCCCAAGTACATTAGGTACTGGATGGACTGTACAACCTGCTATTGGTTATCCTGTGTATGGGTTCTTTGAGTTACGCGTTACAGAACCATCTGGGAGTGTCTTCCGAAAGACTTGGAAACCACTCAGAGGTATGGTGGAGTTACATTTCTCGCCAACTGATGTGATATAAGCCGTATAATATAAGACATATAGACCATGAAAACGATCAGTGTAAAAACAGCTCCTGTAGTATCAGGCGCTTACAAAGAAAAAGCAATAGCGACTTCTACAGCTCCTTCTGTCATCGCGTCAGCTAGCACGCCAACTCAAGTCGCCGCTGATCGTGACATGTCGCTAAATATTGAGGTTACTCCATTACCAATACAATCGCCTTCTGATTATGTGTTCAGGGAAGAACTGGTAGAAATAGCTGATAATACGTCTTTCGATGTGTCTAAGAGTGTTGAAGAGTATCCTCTACTATCTGAACTTATTTTGTGGAACATCGAAGCAAGGCCAGAGGACACACTATCAATTACCGAGGTGTTCTCTTGGGACTTCGCTACCACATTAGCGGTAGAAGATTACACAGTAGAAGATCTTGTTCAGCTAGGGGTAGATAAGCCCTTCGAGGAACAGTTACTATCCCAAGAAACACAAATAATTGATTTCGGTAAGAATAATTCTGATTTGGTAAGTCTGAGTGAAAGTTCTCTGGTTGATATGTCTAAGCAGGACGCAGAGAATCTGACCTATTCCGAAGCCTCCTCGTTGCAATTTGATAGAGGTACTGATAGTGAAGAATGCCCTTCAAGTGAATTACTCAGTCTAAATTTAGAAATTGTATTTACTGAGCTTTGTGTATCATCAGAAAGTTGGGAATCCTTCACAGTTGAAGAAAATAATCTTGGTGATGACACTTCCTTCAGTGAGTTGTTTGATATCACTCTCGACACTCTCAAGGATGAGAGCTTCTCTCTTAGTGAACTTCTAAGTATCAGCATCGAGATACCTTTCATAGAATCCTCAGAGGCTCTAGAAAGCTTTATTCTTGAATACTCTCAACAAATAACTGAGAACCTTGCATCATCGGAAAATATTGTCGGTGTAATAACACCTCTTGATCCCTACTGTTTAGAGGATTATTTCGCGGAAGACTACGCGGACTCCCTCCCCAGGTTCTACATCTTGTAAACCAAGAATTTTATAACCCAAGAATCTTATAAAGGAAATTTTATGTATAAAGAAACAGTTCAAGCAGTTGGTACTGTCGTGATTGAACTTCGCGATAGTGATGGACAACTTAAGACACGTCACGAAGATACTAATCTGATTGTAACAGCTGGTCGTGCTTATTTAGCCAGTAGACTTTTGGCCAATACAGCCGCAGTGATCTCTCATATTGGCATTGGTGATAGTACTTCGGCGGCGGCAGCTGGCCAAACAGATCTGCAAGCTGCAACTAATAAAGTTCGTGTAGCTACCTCCTCTGCTACTAATGTTACCACAAACGTGACTAATGACAGCGCTCAATATGTAGCTACATTTGCTGCAGGTACAGCTTCGTGGGCACTAACTGAGGCCGGTCTGTTTAATGCCGCGTCAGCTGGTACTATGCTCTCTCGTATTGTGTTTCCGGTGATTAACAAAGGAGCTGCTGACTCTCTTACAGTCACCTGGAAAATTGTAATGCTTGGTAATTAATTTGCTTTAACTAATTTTATTTCAAAAAGGGCTATCAATGGCTACTATTATTACGCGTGAGGTAGGCGGTACAGCTAAAGGCAGCCCGCTTACTAACGCTGAGGTTGATAATAACTTTATCAATCTAAATACATCTAAGTTAGAAAAGGTTATAACTGAAGAGATCACCAACACCGCCACCTCCGCGCTCCAAGTTCCAGTAGGTACGACCGCTCAACGTCCGACAGGGGCAGATGGCAAGGTTCGCTACAACTCTGACTTGGACAAGTACGAAGGCTACAACGGCTCTGCTTGGTTAAGTCTCGGTGGTGGGGCCACAGGCGGTGGCACGAACGCTGCGTTTTACTTGAATGACAAGGCGGTGAATACAGATTACACCATCCCTTCGGATCAAAATGCTATGAGTGCAGGACCAATTACAGTGAATTCAGGAGCCACAGTGACTGTTCCAAGTGGTTCATGTTGGACAATTGTGGGGAGCTAAGATATGCCGGTAAATTTACAGGGAGCCACTTCAGGCTCGACAACAATCCAAGCCTCGGCAACAGCGTCAGGTACTCTCACAGTCCCTGCTGCTACGGATACTCTCGTTGGTAAGAACACAACAGACACCCTCACCAACAAAACATTGGTTGATCCGGTGATTACAGGAAACGCAACGGTGTCAGGTATTGTGACGGCTGCTGGATTTTCACAGACAGGGGTGAACATGATTGGGATGGCTGGCGCTGCCGGATTTGGCGTCGGTGTCTGCCCGTCACCCCCACCGGGCATGCTCGGCCTATCGGGCCATACCGATACTCTCTCTGCCAACTACGGCAATTACCAGTACAGCGACGGCTCGATCATGGTCTGGATTCCCGCCTTCTACTACAAGTGGGGATCGGGATCGAACGGCCTGGCGGTCAATGCTGTCGATATCAAGCCATTCAGCCACTTTGCGGATGTTGCTACGGCAAATGCCAGCGGCTACGCGCTGCATCGAGCGTTCTACGATGGGACGATTCAATACGGTTTTTTCGTCGACAAGTACCTGTGCTCGAACAACGGCGGGATCGCATCATCGATCAGGCTAGGAATACCGCTCGATACGGACGGATCGCAGTCAGGTGTGGGCGCGATTGCCGGGGTAGGCGGCACCAACAACTACGGCATGGTGCAGCAGGCCATGAAGTCGCGCGGCGCTAACTTCCACTCAGCCAGCATCTTCATGCACAAGGCGCTGGCCATGCTGTCCTACGCGCATGCTCAAGCCAGTAGCAATACCACCTACTGCGCCTGGTACAACGCGACCAATAACTTCCCCAAGGGCTGCAACAACGCGCTTGGCGATGCTAACGATGGTTCGCTGACCTTCACCACAGCCGGGCACGGAACCTATCCGAACAAACCGAGAACAGGAAGCGCCAACACACTGGCAAAGGTCACACATAACGGCCAAGGCAGTGGCGTTGCCGACCTCAACGGATCAATGTGGGAAGTCGCCTACGGACTCACGTCGGACGGCACAAACTACTACGCACTCAAAACCACCAAGCGCCTGCGTGATCTGATCGGGAGTGACGCCACCAGCGCCAGTAGCTTTTTCGGGGCAACCGGCATCACCGCCAACTACGACAACCTTGGTGCATCAGTGGGGGTGATCGGCGGGAGCAATGCCAATACAACGTTTGGCTCAACCTCGCAGGTATTTAATGCCGCCACCAGTGGCACGATGTGGCAGGCCACAGGAGCAGGCATGCCGATTGCCGAAGGTGGCACGAATGCATTCGGCAATGACGGCCTTTGGGATTATCGCCCTGCGGAAATGTGCCCGACTATCAGCGCGAACTGGGACGCCGGTTCGAATGCCGGGGTTTGGGCGTTGAATCTCAACAATGTCCGCGCGAACGCGAACAACGGCGTGGGCGGGCGGGCTGCCTTGTACCTCTGACGGCACATTACCTAGGATGAACGACCATGATAATTAGTTATAAGAAATACATCGATCAAATAACAACACGCGAACTGCGTGTGCCTTACGACGGTATGTCCCCCGTTGGCACTGAACTTGCGACCATTGATGACGTTACTTACGTGCACCTCCCTGACCATACCGTTCTTCCCGAACAACCGGTAGAGATTCGAGATTCCATCGTCAATCCAGTAACTTTAACGGACGATCTGAAAGAGCGTATCAAAGCCACCAGCCCGCACTGCAAGCTGATCGCCCAACGCATGATCGACAAGATTCGCGCGCTCTACTCGATAGATGATGAGATGTACTTCGCGCGGATCGGCGTGGGCGCGGCGACAGGCATGTACGTGCCATCCGAAGATGAGATGCACGAAATGTCGGTGTTCGGGCAGTTCGTCGAAAGCGTGCGCCAGTGGGGGCGTGATGAGCGGGCGAGGATTGGATTGTGAAGGGAGCATAAACCATGAGCACATTGAAAGTAGAGGCAATAAAGAACCCCGCGTCGGCTACGGATACATTAGTTCTGAATGCGGATGGGACGCTGAATGTCGAAGGTGTTAGGGCAGTTACTCCGAGCAGCACTTCTACACTTACGAATAAAACCATTGCAGCAGCAACCAACACCGTCGAAGCTACGAGCGGGCCTAGTGGTTCAGCGTTCTCGTTCAGGAATAAGATTATTAACGGTGGGTTTGATGTGTGGCAGCGATCTACCAGTGCTTCTGGTGGCGCAAGTGCGGCCCTCTCTTATGTTGCGCCAGATCGGTGGATGTTCGTTGCAAACGCGTTCAACGCCAACTGCACAATCTCACGTCAAACTGGGCCAACAGCGCAGAGGTATTGCGTTCGCCTACAGAGAAACAATGGCGATTCATCCATATCTCTGATCTACGCGCAGCAAACGATTGAGACTGCCAACTCTATATGGGCGCAAGGTAAGACGGTAACTCTTAGTTTCCAAGCCCGTTGTGGGGCTTTGTACAACGCAGGAACTGGAACGGGTACTCTACAAGCCGTAATAAGGTCAGGGACAGGAACCGACCAAACTGGTTCGCCAATAGGAACAGCGTTCACAGGTGCAGTGAATGTGACTACCTCAACGAAAACAGTAACGACAACGTGGCAGACATTCACTGTGTCGGGTTCTGTTGGTGCTTCTGCTACGCAGTTAAGTGTTGATTTCACTACCGCTCACTCAGGAACCGCAGGTGCTACAGATTACGTCGAAATCACCGGCGTCCAACTCGAAGCCGGCTCCGTAGCCACACCCTTTGAGGCTCGTCCGTATGGATTGGAATTGGTGCTGTGTCAGAGGTATTACTACAGGGATACACCGGGTGTGGTAAATACACCGTTTAACAGCAATGGCATGGGGTACTCAACCACTCAGGTGTTTAGTGTCCATCGTTTCCCAGTGACTATGCGGGTTTCACCGACCTCTGTAGAACAAACAGGTGTTGCTTCCGACTACAAGATATTCGGCAATGCTTCGTATGTGAGTTGTAGTTCCGTACCAACCATAAGTGGAGCATCTAAAGACATAGCTAGGATGGTGTTTACGTGCGCGTCTGGGATAGTGGTCGGACACTCAGAGATACCAACTGCCGATTCAACATCAGCCTACCTCGGATGGAGCGCAGAGCTATGAACTACAAATATCTAACCGAAACCACTCTCGCCAAGATCGACGACGACGGAATCTCCCGTATGTCCTGTTCAATCGAGAACCCAGAGTTCCAGGCATGGCTCGCAGAAGGCAACACACCAGAACCTGCCGATCCTCTTCCTCTTCCAACCTACACCTGCTCGCCGTGGCAGATTCGTAAGGCACTCAATCAACTTGGAATTCGCGATGCTGTCGAACAAGCGGTATCCAGCGCAACGGGTGATGGCGCACAGACACTGAAAGACGGTTGGGAGTTCGCTACTGAGTTCCGCTCTGATGATCCGTTCGTCATCTCAATGGGTGCAGCGCTCGGACTCGATGACGCGGCTTTAGACCAATTGTTTGCTTTTGCTGCCAGTGTATAACAGCTTCTAATATAATCAACAGGAACTGAAAATGACAAGTAGATTAATTCGTGCTGGTGATGCTTTAAGCCAGTTCTTTAATGTGCTCATTTTCAACGGTGATCCTAACTATTCAATCTCTGGAGATGCTTATAGGTTAAATCGTAAGCGTCTTCAGAGTTTTATAGATAAGCTATTTTCTCCGTTTGAAGACAATCATTGCGAAACATCACATTTAAATGATATTCGCAAAGCTGAAGCCATCCTAGCTGAATACTATCCACCTCAACATTAATAAGGAATAAATATGGAACCGAAGGAAAGCCCAAAGGAAGCAAAAAACACCCTGAAGGGTGCGCAGGAAGACACTAAGAAGCCTGTCTTTACTACACCGCAACAGGTCTCCCCTCCAACTGTCGTTGTTGAAAAAGCTATTGTGAACACATCTACACATGATAATAGCGCGCCTGATAATAGCATTAATAACATTTCTAACTGGTCTCTCTTCCCTGATGAGGCTGGAGTACGCGCTGTAAATAATCGATCCGGTGATGTGTTCATCGGCTCCATTTCCGAATTTAATAATAAGATTCGATAATCAGGACACAAAATATGGCTATACTGGCTATCGCAGGTAAACAAAAATCAGTAGCTGATCCTAATCATGCCTATGAGTCAGTGAAGAAAACTTGGAGTAAAAACAGAGCAATCTGTAGCGGTGAAAGTGCTACTAAAGATTATGATGGTGTTCTTGATACACGAACGTTTTCTAATCTATTAATTCCATTCTCACCTTCGATGAACCCTCAACAATACGCATTCTATAAAGCAGAGGCTGAACTGCCAGGTATTGTTAGTCTTTATGTGAAATTTCTAGTAGGAGGCCTGTTAAGGAAACAACCTCAGTTTGGACTACCGGACAACTTTCCAGCAGAACTGAAAGAACTAGCTACTAATTGGATACTTCAAGAATTTACTCAAGACTCACTACAGATCTCTTCATTCATCTATGAAGCTCTGATGGAGGAGATTCAGACCGCTCGCGCGTGGCTCTATATAGACTACCCTTCTGTGACCAATACTGAAAACCTCAGTAGAGAAGATTTTCTTAAACTGAAGCCTTATCCTGTTTTGTGGAAAGCGGAGAATGTCATCAACTGGCAGACTTCTAAAGACCCTCTTACAGGTCAGACTGTTTTGTCTAAAATAATCCTTCGTGGTTATGAAGAGTCTTTTGAAGATAATGAGTTTCACCCAGAGTACAGAGACACTGTATACGTACATGAAATAATCGAAGGCTACTATCAGATTCGTAAGTTTCAGAATAGAGACACCAATAAAGCACCTGTAATGGTTCAAGGTGTTCAGCAACCTCAACATTCAACAGGTTCAGCTTCTTTTGTGGAAGTAGAAGTCAATCAAAATATTCTGATGAATGGTGAGCGTCTGACTTTTATTCCTGCGTGGCCTTTAAATGGTTCGATTGATATTCAAGAACCTTTTATTACGGCATTGGTAGATCGCGAAATTGCACTTTATAACAAGGTTAGCCGTCGTAACCATTTACTCTACGGAGCTTCTACTTATACACCAGTCATCAGCTCAGACATGGGTGACGAGGAGTTCGAAGAGATCGTAAGTGGTGGTTTAGGAACTTGGTTACACTTGCGTCAAGGTGACAGCGCCAGCGTGCTTGAAACGCCGACACACGCGCTTGCTGACATGGAGGTAGCAATCGCTAAGACAGTCGAAGAGATGGCCAAGATGGGTGTTAGAATGTTAGCGCCTGAGAGTGCTGAATCTGGAATTGCGTTAGAGATTCGAAATGCAGCGCAAACTGCTACTCTAGGCGTACTGAATACCAAGGTTAGCGGAGTTATGCGGGATGCATTAGCTTTTATGCTAAATTGGCGTTATGATCTTGAGCTTACAGGTTCTGATATCAGTTTCACGTTATCAGCTGACTTTAATCCATCTCCACTAGGTGCGGATTGGTTAAGATTAGTCACAGAATGGTATCAGCAAGGATTGTTACCGCGTAGTGTATGGTTACAGATTCTTAAGCAGAATGACATTGTACCATCTGAGTATGATGATGAAAACGCTATTCAGGAAATAAATGGCGATGAGTTTATCGTACCTAGTAGTAAAGAACAAGAGATCTTTAAAGAGTCTAAAAGAGTCTCTCAAGATTTAAAATCTCAAATAGATGAAGATTAAGGGGAACAAAATGGCTTGTAAGACTAAAAAGAAATAATAAAACATGAATACGAACAGCAATACAGATCTGTTCGATAAAAAATTGAACAGAGCCGCTATGGTGCGACTCTTCGAGAATAAGGTCACAGGCGTTCTAATGGTGGAATATGATGGCCACGTAGAACGTCTGGACCAGTTGATTCGAAAGAGTAAAGTACGCGGAAAATACTCTGATGAGTTTTACGAAGCACTGGATAAAGAGCTTGTTAAGACTTTTGGAAGTATGAAAAATATCAGTGAAAGACACATGATTGATTTAGTAAGAGATCAGTCGTCTTTCACTACTAACGCTATTTCTAGTGTTACAGGTGATATTTGGAAAACACAAAGACCAACTAAACGTATAGCTGAAGATATTGTGTTGAATACTCCATTGTATAAGAACACAACATTATCACAAGGTTGGGCTGATATAAGCTTAAATGAGAAGAAAAGACTAGAGGGTGTTATACGTAAGGGTATTGCAGAAGGTCTAACGGAAAATCAAATAGCTGATACGATTCTTAAAGGCTCTTTCCATAAAGTAACGCGTCAACAAGCAGTAGGGTTGGCAAGGACGGGTATTACTAGTGTTATTGCACAAACAGACCATGAGGTCTATAAGGCAAATAAAGATCTACTAAGAGGTTGGCAATATGTAGCTGTGTTGGATAGTAGAACAACACCTTTGTGTGCTCATCGCGACGGTACAGTTTATCCCATCTCTGATACAGCACACCTTCCACCAGCTCATTGGCACTGCTACCTAGAAGATACAGAAATCCTAACTGAAAATGGTTTTAAGTTGATTAAAGACACGATAATTGGGGAAAGATGTTTATCCTTAGATCCAAAGACTGAAGATTTAACTTGGCAGCCTATTATAACGAAATTTGAGAAAGAAGTAGATGAACTAATACTTATCAAATCAAAGACGGTAGACATGGCTGTGTCCGTAGATCACCCCTTCATCGGTCAAAAGAGAGTTGACAGAGGTTCTTACAAAGAATACTTACCAAAATATTATACATCAATCTTAGATATACCGCGTAATGCGGATTTTAGACTATTTGCATCTTCTAAATGGAAGGGTAATACACCGAGCGAAATAGTAGTAAATGGCTTCAAATTTCCCTCAATCGAAGTTTTTTGTAAGTTCATGGCGTGGTGGTTATCTGATGGCAGTGTCACTGTAAAGAAAGCAGGCTACGTCGATTGTAAGATTGCGCAAGAAACTCATAAAGCTTTAATGATTAAAGAGCTTGAACTTTTAAACCCTACTGAAAGAGCGGATGGTATAGGCTTTCTGGATCAACGTTTAAACAATTGGCTCCTAAAATTTGGAAAATGTACTGATAAATATATTCCAATCGAAATCAAAGAACTTAGTAAAGAAGATATCCTTATTTTCTTAAACGCTTATTTATTAGGTGACGGCTCTTCTTCAAAAATGACTGATTTTGAGGGCTATGAAAGTAAAGAAGTTAGACGATTCTTTACCACATCTAAGCAGGTTATGGCAGATTTGTGTGAACTTATTATTAAAGTAGGAGATTCCGTAAGTGTACGCGAAAATAAGTCCTCTTATGTGGTAAGGGAGAGCGGCGAGATTATTAAAGGTAATCATATTGTATATCACATTTCCTGGAACAGATCACAATATCGCCGTTTACAAGATTGTGACATCTCTGTTGAGAATGAAGATGTCTATAAGGTCTATGATGTCGAGCTTGCAGATAAGCACACCCTTCTTACAAAGAGAAATGGTAAAATAATCTGGGGAAGTAATTGTAGATCAACGACTGTACCTGTGGTGAAATCTTACGAGCAGTTATCGAGTTTAGAAGGTATCGCACAGATCCGAAAGAGAAATCTTAAAGGATTATCACCGGAGACTATTGCTTATTATGACGGTCAAACTCCTTTAGGTGAGACTTATAATGATTGGCTGAGAAGACAACCAACTGATGTTCAATTGAAGCATTTAGGTGATTATCAACGGTTAGAGCTCTTCAGAACACAGCAGTTAACACTAGACAAATTTACAGATGACGGTGAAGCAATTGACATTAAGACGTTACGTAGACTAACTGATGCCGGTATCGGAGTTCCTGGTGACACAAGGAAATTCGCAATAGCGAAAGATAAACTTGATGCCATCAAACTCGGAGCTGTAAGGCCAGAAGACTTTTACGAGAATCCTGAGTTAGTTAAGAATCTTAGAGAATACTACTTACTACAGGCTAAAGATCTAGGTGGCACACTTTCGCTTATCAACTATCGTGGAGTAAATATAGGTACTAAGAAAGCTACTAAGATGCGTGTACTAAATAGTCCACCATCTGAACAGAATCTAAGGTATAACCCTCTAACTGGTAGATACGATGATGCTCGAATGTACACACCTCAGTTATCTGTGTTGGAGAATCAATTAAATCTGCTACGAAACTCAGATAAACTGCTTGACGAGGATAAACTCTTTATTGAGAACTTCATTAGATCTTTTGAAGGACATCTTGGAGCTAACGAACGAGCCGTTCTGACTGATAACTTAAGGATTATATTTACACGATTCAGAGAAAATAAAGAACCGTGGGGTAATTTGAAAGGTGTTATTCAAGGCCAAATAAAGTTTGATATCATGAATGTGTCTGATACGATTGAAACACAATTGAGGAAAGACGCAGATCTGATTAAAAAGCTTCAACAGAAGGATTTCTTAGATCCAGTTCTTGGTCCATCTCAATTGCAGAATTTGCATGATAATTTAATTAAGAACATCATGTATGTAAATAAATGGGATGATACGACTGCACCTAAGATTGGACGTGAGTTAAGAAACATATTAGATAGAAAGATTCCACCTAAGCTTTGGGTACGCTTAAGTGATCGAGATTTAGAAGAGTTCTACACATCTTTTGCAAGACGGCTATCTTTAGCGGACTCACCTGATAGAGACCAGTTAGCTGTATCATTAGGACGTGATCTATACAATAAGGCAAATTATAGAGGCAGCAGGCGAGAATGGTTTGAATTAGGTAAAAAGATTCTGGATGATGCAAATGAGAAAGGTTTCTTTGTGTTAGACTCCTATGGAGTCCAGAAGAAGCGCATGAAATCTAAGATGGGTAATCATTATTTCGGGGCTTATCTAGATACAGAAATGGTGTTCCTTCGCATTACAGATAAACGAATCTTGGACTATTCAAAGAAAGTACGTGAGGTCGATGTTGGACTTCGAGTAAGTAACGTTACAGATAAGCCTCGATTAGTTGCTCGTAAGAATTACAAAACCTATTTTGTGGATAGAGGTCTTTTGGGCTGGTATGACACAAGAATACCTGTAACATCTACTGATGCATTTAGTGATTTCCCTGTGTCTATGATGGATGCTGACATGGTTAATGCCTTGAATTGGGCCGGTCAGTCACGCTATCGAATTGACCCTGAGTTTCATGACTTTATTGAAAAGCTAATGTACTTCAGAGACGACAAAGGAAGAGCTTCTTACTACGATGAATTGAATACGTATAGACATTATATGGTCGAACGTGGTGATAGCTACGAACGATTCAAGACAATGAGATGGTACAGAGATAATGATTACGCATTCAGTAACTTACCTTTCTTAGACCATAGAGCGAGAATCTATGAGCGTGGTTTTGTGGGTCCACAAAGTGGTGAATCTTTATTTAAATGAAGCCTTACACAGTAATGTGTATTGCAAATCGGGTTAATTGCTGGAAACGCCGCTCCCTACGGGTGGTCAATCAGCAGCCAAGCTTATGTAGGAATACATTTGAAGGTTCAACGACTAGGGTATACAATCCAGAACGGATAATGAAACCCATACATCGGAAGTCCGATGGAAACGCCCGACATCCTTGGAGGATGATGATATAGTCTGGACTGCACGGTAACGTGTAGAAGCTTAAGCTGGCTGAAACTAACGACTTCAGTCGAACAGAACGTAGACCATTTTTAAACACACAAAACAGTAAGAATTTCAGTGAAAAAGGTTTTCTTAATTTACAAGATCAAGTAGGCGGATTCATTGGCGGTTTGAGCGATAAGCTAGAGGGTCCACACAACTCGTTGTCAGTAGTAGGTAGGCAACGCGTAGCTGAAATGTGGAGACCTGAACTTGTGAAGGTTGGTAATCACATGCTAAGAGCCAAGCCTAATGATATCAGAGCCGTGTTGGAATCTCAATTAGTCCAGAGTGTAGATGGTGAGGATCAAGGTAAGCTTCTACGGTTAGCACTAGAGATTGCTAAGATCGACAACTATCTTGAAGGTAACTATTCCAAGAGTAACCTTGTTAAATTAAAGAATTATAAAGTGTCAGTTGCTTTAGAACAAGATGCTTCATCAAGTGGCGCACAGATCATTGCACTGACTACAAAGAACAAGGCACTCGCTGAGCTTAGTAACGTTGTACCAACGAGTCAGAAGAAAAGGTTGTACGACCAGATAGCATTAGCGACATTTAACGATCCGAGATTTATTAAATTAAACGAGAAGCTAGGTTTATCAGAGAAAGATTTGCGAAAGGCTGGAAGTCGGCCTTATAAAATTCCGTTAATTGCTGGAAACACCATTCCCTACGGGTGGTCAATCAGCAGCCAAGCTTATGCAGGGATGCATTTGAAGGTTCAACGACCAGGACAAACGCTCTAGAACAGAGTATGAAGTCCGTACATCAGAAGTCTGATGGAAACGCGGAACATATAACGGTATAACCATTGTATGATGATATGGTCTGATCTGCATAGTAATATGCAGCTTGTTGAGTTAATACTTAACTGCTAGATGTTTAACGCGCATCTGGAAACACTATGGCAAAAGCGGCAAACATGGTAACCTTTACTAAGATAGAGGCTTTACACAGCAATGTGTATCGAAAATTGGGTGAATTCAGGGAAACACCAGAACGGTCAATCCTGAGCCAAGCTTACTCACATCTTTGTGGGTTTGAAGGTGCAACGACTATTATGTACTGGACAAGTGTCTAGGAAGCTCCCGACACCCTTTAGGGTGATGATATAGTCTGGCCTATATAGGAATATATAGAATCTTTCTAAGTATTAGAAAGGTTGGCAGAGATTAACGCTCTCTGTTTAACAATCGTTACGGCGCGGGTCAGAAGACTGCGGCCATGAATGTCGAAAATAAGCTCGCAAAAGCTCTCGGAAAAGATGATAACCTATTTGTGATTAAAGCTGCAGATCGCGATCAAGTATTGAATGAAATTAGCGCTAGAATGGCGCGATACGAAAAGCTAGATCCAGATCTTTATTCAGAACTTAAAAGATTGCGTATGGATGTAAAAGAAGTGTTCAATAAAGGTTTAACACCTAGTGATGAGATTATTGAACAGCTATACTTCTTAGATCCTAAAACACGTGATGTTATTGAAAAGATTTCTAGAAACCAACTTAAGACAATTACTCCAGATGACTTCAGTCAAGTTTCACTTATAATGTCTGAACATTTAAGTGAGCAAGTACCAATCCTTAAAGAGTTTACAAAATTCTTTGGAAGACTTGCAGAGACTTACCTGACTACAGCTAAACCTTCTAATAGTGCTTTGGATACCGCTGCAATTATTAAAAGAGCTGTATTAGGTGCTAGACGCGAAAAGAAACTACCTAAACCGCTAGTAAGAATTCTTGGAATTAAAAACGAGAGTATTAGGACAAAAATGCTTAATCGTTATAAACTCTGGGATGAAGAGAGCTTGTTTGATGAGATCTTGTATGGTGCTAAAGCTCCAACAACTCGTCGGACTGGTTTTAAGGTTGGAGACTATTCAATCTTTTCAGAAGACATCGTAAAAGGTAGTGAGGTGCTGTATCCGAATAAGCTTCCTAAATCGTGGACTAATGTTCCCTTTGTGAACTTTGACGGTAAGGTGCTAGAACAAAACTTCACACAGACATTTGAAGAACGTTTGCTTTACAAAGAAGGCGATAAGTGGATTAACAATATCGTACAGGTTAAACAGAAAACTGATCCTACTTGGTGGGAAGAGTTTAGAAATAAATCTGGAAAGATGAACGATATTGCTGATGTGCAAAAGGCGCGTACAGCGTATGGAGTTAACGCTAACCACAGTAAATATTGCTGTGTATAAACTCTGTTAATTCAGGGAAACACCAGAACGGTCAATCCTGAGCCAAGCTTGTGTGGGGACACACTTGAAGGTGCAACGACTAGAGAATACGAACCAGAACGGTTTATGAATCTCATACACTAGAAGTCTAGTGGAAAAGCAGAGGCAATTCTAATAGAATTGTAAGAGATAGTCTGATCTGTATAGGGATATACAGGTGTTGCGTGCCAAGCAACATTAAGGGAATTAAAATGCAAGAAGTGTGGAAACAATACCGCGACACTCAGTACAGTGTTGCTAATACAGGTTATGTAAGAAATGATACTACCGGAAAAATTCTTTCCGGAGCTAGAACGAGACAAGGTTATCTTCGTTTCAATATGTGGCATAAAGGTACATCCACAAGTGTAGCTATCCATAGGCTTATAGCAGAAGTATTCTTAGGAAAACCTGAGAATGAGAACTACGTTGTTAACCATAAAGATGGTAATCCGTCTAATAATCGTCTAGATAATTTGGAGTGGGTTACTATTAAGGACAACGTCAGGCATGCTTACGCAACAGGTCTTGCAAAGAGTGGAGAAGACTCTGCTGCTGCCAAACTTACAGAAGCTGAGGTTTTACAAATAATCGACTGCATGAGAAGTGGAATGACTGTTTCTCAAACAGCTAAAGATTTTAAAATTTCAGCAGCTGCTGTAAGTAATATATGGCATGGAAACACTTGGAAGCACTTGAAACGGGAACTTCCTTCGACTAAAAACTACCAGGGTAAACTGAAGGCAGAAGATATCCCGGTGATTCGTTCAATGTTTGATTCACATACGAATCTGCAAATAGCAAAAAAATTTGGGGTTCATCCTGCATCGATCTATAATATTCGTTCAGGAAAGAATTGGTCTAATTATTAATACTTGGCACAATACCGGTGAGATTTAACGAATCTCATTGAACTTTTGGATGACGCAACTTTAGTCAAAGCCTTCCATTTGTGGGGACGTAAAAGAGGTATCCAGACGAGTACCGTTCACGACGCCTTCGTAACCAATGCAACAGACATGCTTGAAGCAAGGCAGGCACTCCGAGAAATTTATGCGAGAACGCTAAGGAAAAATGTCATTGAAGATACTTTAGAAGAAATGCGTAAGAGAGGGATGCCTGCTAGTGAAGTTGAAAAGTTTAGAAACGAAGCCATTGAAATAGGTCTAATTCCTGTGGTTGGAAGATCTAGAATCGGTGGCAGACTAATAACGAAAGATGATATCCTTACCATAGAGGACATATTAGAAATAGTTCCCGAAAACTTTGATTCTAATAGATACTGGTACGGGATCGGGACTTTCTTACTTACAATGAGTTGGAGTATACATGATTACTCAAGAGTTTTTGCAGGACAATTATTTTTATGAGGACGGTTACCTGTTCAACATGAAGACAGGTAAACGAGTTGGAGGTCCGAATGGTGATGGTAGATGGAAAACAGTGATAAAAAATAAGTATTATTATCTACATCGTCTAATCTGGATATACCACTTCGGGGACACTGACTTATTAATTGATCATAAAGATAGAGATGTGGCTAATAATAGGATTGAAAATTTAAGAGAAGCAACTCCGACGCAAAGCTCTTGCAATAGACTTGAGTATAATGATAGTGGTTTTAGGGGAGTCGACAGGTACAATAATAAGTGGCGAGCGAAGATAAGGTTTAACAACAAACATTATCACATCGGATACTTTGATACACCTGAGGAAGCTTCTTTAGCTTACAAGAAAAAGGCATTAGAACTACATCAAGAATTTGCGCAATTGGAATGCAGTTAAATCGTAGTACAGGATGAGTTGTACTTATCCAAAATCAAGGGCTGTGCCCAGAAGGTAATTAAGAATGGCAACGAATCAAGAAGAACTCTCCGCAGAAGAACTCGCGGAACAGAAGAAACTAGAAGATGAAAAGGCTGCACTTAAAAAGGCAGCTGAAGATGAAGACAGAGAGGCTGAAGAACTTTTAAAGGCTAAGCCTCGTAAGACCAACGACGACGATGACATGATCGCTCGATTAGTTTCTGAACGTGTTAATCAGGAGCTTTCGGGAATCAAAGGTAAATTAGATAACGCATTCAAACAACGCGATGAAGCTCTAAGTAAAATCGCAGAGTTTGAAAAGAAAGAACGCGAATCTACGCTCAAGCGACTGGAAGAAGAGGGTAAACACAAAGAAGTTTACGAACTCAAGTTAGCTGAAGAGCGAGCTAAGAATGAAGCACTTGAGAAAATTAATACAGAACTCAGTAGAGATGTTTCTGTACGTGATGCTCTTAAGAGCTACACTTTTAGAAATGATAAAGCGGCTGATATGGCTTTTAGAGAAATTGTTTCGAGTCTAGTACGAGACGAGTCCGGTAAATGGGTACATCGTTCTGGAATCTCTGTAAGAGACTTTGTGGAAGCATTTTCTAAAGACGAGGATCAGTCTTTCTTGTTTAAACCTAAGACATCGACTGGTGGTGGATCTTCTTCACCTAAGTCCGGAAGTGGTG